TGGGCTTGTACCGGTAGCCCCCCATCATGGCCGCCTTGAGCCTCGTGCACCTGGGGTCCACCAGGAACGCCGGGTCCCCGTCCACCTGCCGCATGAGGTAGTCGTCCACCGCGTTGATCCGCGCCGAGACGCTGTTGGTCTTGGCCGGGATGACCCGCATCCCCTCCGCCTTGATGATGTCCACCGCGCTGCGCTCGTCGGTCTGTGCGCGCTGCACCCCTGCGGGGTCAACGACGATGAGCACCGGAGCCCCCGGAAACCGCTCGTAGAGCAACGGCTTGAGCTTCGTCCGCAGGAACCGCTGCACCCCCATGTCGAACGAGACACACTCGTCAAGCACGAGCGCCCGCCCCCTGGGGTCCTGCTGCCCGATGACAGCCGCAGGCGTGAGACCCAAGTCCATCCCGATGAGCACGGGCCGCACCCCGTTGAGCGTGAAGCGCAGCCGCTCCTTCGCCATGTGGTAGTCCGGCCTGAAGTACTTGTACACCGGCATCCCCGCCGATGACAGCCCGTACTCCCCATCGATGTAGACCCGGATGTATTCCTCCGAGCGACCCTGGGTGTCGTAGTACCCCTCGGGCAGGTTCTCCACGTTCTCGGCGTACGGACTACGCCCGGAGGGCTGCTTGAACACATCCCACCCGTTGTCGTTGAGCGACACGCCGTCCTTGGGATCGAGGTGCTCAAGCTGGTAGTACCACCACGTATCCATCGTGGGTGGGTTCGTATCCCCCCACATCCCATGCCATGTGGGCCCACCGTCCTTCTTCGACGGGAAGCGTCCGATCCGCTTGGACATGGCGTCCACGATGTCGGGGTGGATGTCCCGGCACTCGTTGAACCACGCTCCTGTCAACTCCAGCGAGTTGAGGTTGGCTACGTCGTCGGCGTCATCCAGCGCCCGGAACATGATCTCCGCCTCGACATCCCCCACCTTGAAGAAGTAGGTCTTCGTCGTGCGCATGTAGTCCCCACACTCCCCCGGTGGGAACCAGTCCAGGAACGTCTTGATCGTCGTGTCTTGTAGCTGCCGCGCAGTCTCACGGACCACAGCGAAGCGGGTGCGCCGCTTTCCACGAGCGTCAGGTGCCTGTGCACTGGCCCTACGGATGATCTCGAAGGAGCACGTCACCGACTTGCCCGAGCCCACGGGGCCCATGAGAACGCGCATCTTGGCATCGCTCTGCATGAACCGCGCCCCTGTGGGCGGCGGGGTGTAGTTGATCTCAAGCGGCATGGGGCAGGATGACCACGAACTCGCGCTGCTTCTTGCGCTTGAGGATCTTCGTCAGGTGCGACACGCGGTACTCCCTCAGGGCTGCCTGGAGGTTGTGCACCTCCACAGAACTCTTCAGACGTGCTGCGGGCATACCCTCGAAGGTCTCACTGAACAGACTCTGAATACTCGTCGGCAGGGACATCCACGACCTCCTGAACAGCCTCGATGGTACGCGCATCCTGGGGGTTGGAGCCCAGGTTGATGGTGATCTTCACACCACCGCCTTCAGCAGAGGCTGAGGCGGAGTCCTTGGGTTCCAGGCCACCCCACTTGACGGTGGACTTGATCAGGTCGGCCTTGACCGTGGGGGAGACTGCCGGATCGTGGATGAGGAGCCATGAGGTGGTGAGCAGTTCTTCGGCTTGTGCGCGTGCCTTGAGTCGGAACGTGAGCCCCTTGTCCCGGACCTCGGTTCGGTAGTGCTCGACCTTCTTGAGGAAGAGCGGGTCCTGGTTGAACGTGAGGAGGTCGGCGGGTTGGATCCTGTGGCGGGCGACGATCTCGCTCAGCGTCTCTCCACTGCCCTCAAGGGTGAGGGCCACATCGAACGCCAGCCTGTCGTTCCACTTGGTCAGGTTCAGCGGGAGGTTGTCCATGACGGGAGTGTAGGGGGAAGTGCGGGTATTGGGAAGTTACTGCGGTTTACAGGATGGGGCTAACTTTACTGGGTGTGCGCCCCAGGCGCTAACTTTACACTCTGGTTTTTCGGGTCTTGGGTTGTGAGGTTGCCTACAACATAGGGGGGCCTCGCGCCACGCAATCCATGTACCCCCCTCCCCCCGGCCGGTCGGCCGTGCCGCTGGCTGGTCGGAGGCAAAGACCCTGCGGCGCAGTCGGGTATCCCTGCCCCGGCAACTTGACAATCTTGTCAGCCTGAGCGAATCTGGATTTGTCGACGGCGGACCCCGAAGTCGACAGGCCGGGTGACCCTCACCCAGGTCACTCGCTCTTTCACAATCTGGGTGCTGGAGGATTCGATCATGGGATCGAAGACCTTTGAAGGCAACGTGTCCATCGTTCTCAACACCAAGGGTGAGATCGCTCTCAAGCGTGACCCCGAAGGCGACTGGGACGCAAGCAAGGCGCAAGCCCTGCACGTCAAGATGGGCGAACTGGCGAAGAAGCACAAGGCCAAGATCAGCAGCTACGCGCTGTTCCAGGCCGAAGGCGGCACCGAGCCGGTTCTCCTGGCCAATCGCTACGGTAACCCGTACGTGGCGCTTCTCCCGAAGCGTGGTGAAGGTGGCGCGACCCGGAAGGGCGTGACGAAGCTGGCGTAAGCCAGCAGCTAGGAACCCGGTGGCCGGTAAAGCCACCGGGCCTGCTTCTTCAACGGAGTGAACCATGAAGCCAATCGAACTGAGGCTGACCCGCTGGGCGGGCAAGACCACGGTCTACACCGTGGACCGTGTCTACCCTGGAGTCGGCAACGTAGTGAAGGGACTGCGGACCTTCCCGTCCGCAGTCGAGGCGCGCCAGTGGGCGCGTACCCATCACCCCGGAGTGCCACTGCTCCGGAATGTGTGAACCGAGCCCGCCACCGCAAGGTGAGCGGGCTTTTCTTTTGTCCTCTCGCACCACGTCGCCCGCCTCAGGAGGGTCACTGCTTCTCGAAGAGAAGAAACTATACGTCGGGGGGTCACGGCACGCTTTACACCGCACCTCACGGCTGCTGTACAGTAGCAAGCGTCAAGTTATGGGTCAGAGCGTGTCAACTTGTAAACAATCTATCTGAGAACCTTACAACTGTACAAACGGGCGTATAGTTTAGATGGATAACTTGACACTTTACATCTGTCAAGTTATGGGGAAAAGCGTTATAAATCAAGGACTTAGCCGAGGTGAGCCACGGGGGAGTGGCCGGTATATAATCTATATAAGATAGAAAAGTAATGATTTTTATATACCCTTTTCAGTGGCGCGCACTTCCCACTTGACATTTCATAATGCGGAACGCTCTCCCCCTCATCTCAAAATCTCAACATTACACTCAAAAATCTACCTTTTTTGGATCATTTCCGAAAAAGCCTTATGAATCAACCACTTGCACGATCTACGTAAGGTTTCCCCACCTACCTTTTTCGGATCATTGCTCGCTTTACATAGATTGTTTACATGGACTTTGTCCAGGCAAAGCCTTAAACTTGACGCTTATCCAGGGAAAGCGGCCCGCACTTGACGCTCGGTCCGGCCCCGGCGAGACTGGCTCTGGCCCCCGGGCCGCTTTACAAACCCCTTTCAATGGAGCCAATCATGGCGATGATGTACAAAGGTCAAGTCTCTGTTTACAGCAACACCAAGGGAGAACTCACTGTCAAGCCCGATGTGGAAGGCAAGTACAGTTTCTCCAACGTGGATGACCTTTACAAGGTCATGCAGAAGCTGAGCAAGGAGCACAAGATGCCAATCAAGGCGTTCAAGCCGGAAGCCGGTGGCAACTCTCCTGTCCTCCTCACCGACCGTTTCGGCAAGCCCTACCTCGCCCTGCTGTCGGCTTCCAAGGCCCCCTCCAAGCCGACCGTGACGAAGCTCGCCTAACCTCCCTCAACCCTGGTTCATCGGAGTACCCATGAAGATCACCACCCTGCCTTACAAGGCACCCCGTAAGCACCGGAGGCAGGAAGCCTTGCGCTTCTGTGTCAAGTACGGTGTCGGCAACACCATCTCCTACCGTTGGTATCGCCGTGACTCGGCGGCTGTCAACTTCCTCAACTCCCTGGCCGACCAGGGTATCCCCGCAACCATCCTGATGAAGTGAGAACCCTCATGGACTACGTCAGCACCATCCTACTGCTCCAACTCCACATCCTCCGGGCTTTCTTCAGGGCTCTCGATGTGGATGTCACCAACCGGGACCTGGAGATCCAGGACCTCCTCTCCAAGATCCGTGACAGGGACTACAACGTAGTCGCTGTCATCAAGGCTGTCCGGAACTTCGGACGGGCTC